TGTATTACTACTTCCGGTGTTTCCCCCGCTTCCACAGCAGCGTCATACTGCTTGGCTGCGGCCAACATCTGATCGGCGGTTACTTCGCCGGATTCTTCTGACATAATGCTTACCTGTTAGTGCTTATCCTCGTCCAAAGAGCGCACCGAGTTCCTTGGCCGTAGCTGTGGGGTTTTGACTCGTCCGATAATCAACCCCAAACATATCAGACGTAAATTCTTCCGGTTCCTCAATTTCCCTTGCCAACGCCTCAACAGTATGAACCGTTGTCCTCACACCATTCGCGAACCCTGCATTAAATTCAAGCTCTTTTTTACTGGACACAGCCTGTTGGTTCTGCTTGAGAACCATATTCAGTAGTATCATGCGGAGCCTTTTCCCTTCTACTGTGACGAGAAACTTACGCAGGGCATTCGATTCTGAGGCTTTCCATTCGGGTTCACCGATCCAAGGAATCTGCTTTGACATCTTCCAAGCAATACGAATAAACCTAATTAACCTACTCATTAATAATCTCCCTGCTGTACAACTTCCTCAGTTTGCTCAACCATCTGAGCCTCCTGCGGCGGCATTTGTCCGCTAATTGCTTGCATCTCCATAGCCTTCCGCTCCTCTTTCGAGGGCATAAAGCCAAGCTGCACAAGGTATTCCTCAACATCTTTACGCAATGATCTCGCGTTGTTAGTGTCCACCGTTTCAAAGGCATTGAGAAGTTCCCCCAGCCTGCCACTAATCGCTTGTTGCGCTTGCGGACTGAACTGCATTCCGCCCTGCGATGACTTCTCAAGGAACTGCATGATGACCCCAATCCTAACCCTGTAATCTTGTCCCTGCTGTACGGGTATCTGCTCACCGACAAGCAATGCAGGAAGAATCTTCTTCTCGTCTGTAACCTCGTCACCCTCCTTTTGGTTCGGGTCTTGAACCAGTCTAGGAATAAGGGAGGGGTCTTCAAGCTCAAGGATACTCTTATCTAATTCAACTTGATTTATCCACGGGCTGTTCATAAACAACTGTTTACGTTGGACTGCCTTATTCAAAAGCATCACCTTGCTGACCATATCCATCCCTCCGCGAGGCTCCAATTGGTACTCGTCGTGAAGGGCTTTGGGGTCAACAGTTAAACTATCTTCAAGAAATCTGTACTGAAGACTTTTCTTATCAAACTGAAGCAATATACTGAACGCTTGTCGGAACAAATCCCCCAAAGCTTGACGGAATAGACGCAAACGCAAGTCCATATTTTGCTGCGCTTGAGCATTAACTGATTCGATCTCAGTTGCAGTGCGACGATCCTTGTCGGCCATGATGCCATAGTCCGGAACAGTAACTCGCTGCTCTGCTACAGATTGCGTCTGCGCCATATCCTTATCGAAGTCCATCGGAGTGTTGGGCATTTGGACGGGCGCGATCCCGAACGGGAGAATCTGCCCCGGATTCAGCCTTAAATTAACGCTGTTCGGGAGATCGCGCTCGGCCCTAAACAGCGGCTTATTAAACAAAGTGGAAGCGTCCATCTTCTCGTTCCACACTTTCGTAAGAGAAGCCTCAAACGGTGCAAGGATTTCACAGACACCACGAGAAGAAAACCATCCACCATCAGTAACTTCATACTTTGAAGAAACAAATGGAGGATTGTCGTGATCGAAAGGAACCTCCATTGTTTTACGCAGTGGGGTATCGGGGGCTTGGGGAGAAAAGCATTCCATGATCCACTTGCCATCTTCATCATGGGAATAAACTTCCCAAACGATTACTTGGTCTTTATCTATGGAGTGCGTAATACCTTCGCGTATTTCCTTGTCGTACTTTAAATCATCAATAATCCCCGAATCTTCGACCTTCCCGCTTTGAATCTTATCAATCGTACTCTTGCTTGTGTCATAAATACCAGCCCTCTTATATGACTCCAAGCTCATCGGCATGACTTGAGTAATCCTGTCCGCTGTCCTTACATCCTTTGTCCAAGGTGGGACAATTATATACATCGGGTCTACGGCTTGAAACTCAACCTGCTTAGTGTCGGGGTTCCAGTAAGTCTTCATTACGCTGTGACCCGTCACCAGCATATGATCAATCCAACTCATTACCTCAGTAGCGTAGTTGGTCTTCTCGTGCATCTTATAGCTGAACCAATGTTCGGCGGCTGTAGAGAATCCAGCCAACTGACTTCGCATTGGAACAAAGGTAGCCAATACATCCAGCCCCATTGCTTGCTGGAAAAAGGCTGGCTTGAGCTTGTTTATGGTAGTGTCTATGAGAGGGAAGTGAAGGTCGGACGCATTAGGCCAAGGCTTCCCTTTCCGGCGCAGCCCGTCATTTCGCATCTCATACCAAACCCCCTGCCGTGTCTCCCACCGAGAACGGCTCTTGATATCATCAACAACAAGATCGTAGATACTCTCGCTCATCTACTTCTCCCGCGATTCCTTCCACGAGGGGCGGAACCTTGTTTAAGGTCTTGTTTGGTGGGCTTTAGATGACCATTCTTATCGGGCATCTGTTCATTGGATTTCTTTTCCTTAGCCATTAGTGGTTGTCCCAATCTGTAAACTCGTCCGGTTTAGGGTGTCTCACCTTCATCTTACTCCATGTTGCCATGATAACCATCTCTGATTTTAGCGCGTCATGGATACATCCATCACAGATGAATCCACCCACAGCCACATCCTCCGCAACAGCTCCACCAATCTCTGAGCATACATAACATAGCCTATCTCTCGGAGGGACGGGCCTTATACTAGACCGTCTTAATGTCAACACTTTTCCTCTAATACCCTACAAACATACCATTTGGCAAGGAATCTTCTTGAAAACTTTCCTGTGCCTCTTCCATCAATTCACCAATTGTAGGACGGGTTATGGCATTGAACCTCTCCCAACTGCCACCTATACCGCCCCCACACGATATGCAGCCCATAACTGCATCTGCCCTGTCGGGGCTATCCAGCCCTCTAGCTTTCATCTTGTCCTTGGACTCAAGCCCAAGCTTTCCTGTTCGACTTACTTCCGAACGCCTTGTCACCATCTGCTGGTGTAGCATTCCGTCATCGGGCAAAAGTATCTCCCTCTTCTCAATCACTCTCGCCGCAGTGTGCCACATCTCCGCACTCCTGTTCGCGTAACGATCATCAAAGGGGCGAGCACCGAAGTTGACACGATGAATGTCATAACCCGCATCCATCAACGCATCACACAACGGTAGGCCCATTCCCCCTTCATCAGCATACACTTCATCTTGCGACAGGTTATTTTTCTTAATAAGGTTTATGATCTTACCAATTGTCGTGTTCGTATTACGCTCACGCCAAGTAACCATCTCCATCACCTTGTTCCCATTCCTGTACGCAAAAACACATTCATCGCCTCCAGCAGCAAAATCAATAAAAGCCACCTTCATCCCCATCTGAAGCTCCGGAGGGTTCTGTAAACATTCCTCAAGGCTTTTAAGGTTAAGAACCAACCCTTCCCCACTGTCATCAACAAACTCCCCATAAATCATTGAACGCACTAACGGACTGTTCTCCCCGTACATCTCAATCTGTTCGTCAATCCATTCTTGACTCAAGTGTGGGCAGTCGAAGGCTGTCACTGTATGACAATCCCAAAACTTCCTTTGCTTGGTAAATGCTTCATAGAAGGAACCAGCAGCAGCACCGCAACTGCTCATCAATAACAACCTGCTCGGCTGGCATCTAGCTATGGCTGTGAAGATAGGATCGGGAACAGTCTTAGCTTCATCCACTATCATCAACAAATTCTCTGTCGGCCCCTGTCTGTGCCAACCCTCAAACTTCCCAGCATCATTCGTGCTAAACCCAATCGCCCTACTCCCATTCTGATAATGCAACTCATTACTGGTGGCTCTCCATCCCTGCCCCAACCCACTAACATACTTCTTTAACGTAGGCCAAAGCTGCCCCTCAACCTGCCGCCATACGCCAGCAGTCGTCACAACCAAGCTTTCGGGGAATCGAACCATATGCCAAAGAATCGCACTAGCCGCAACGACACTCGTCTTCCCGCTACCGTTAGCTGCCTTCAACGCAACTTGACACTCCTTCTCGTTCAACGCCTCCAACACCTTCTTCTGCCATCCATAAGCGTCCATCCCCAAAAACATCTTAGGGAAGTTCTCCAACTGACTCGCCTCCTCCAAAGCATCCCTATCCTTAGCCAACCTCTCCAAAGCCCTCTGCGACTTCTTCTCGTTGGGTGATAGCACAAGCGAAGGAGCAGGTGCTGTCTTGATCGACTTGCGCGGCAACATCACATCGCGCTTGCCCGACTTAGGCTTAGGGCCAGTTCGCTTGATCTTAGGCTGCTTAGGCAGCAGAATCAGTTTCTTCTTCTCAGCCACCTAGTTCCGATGCTTTATCCGCTCTGGAATCGAAGACAACTGCGAAAGCAACTCCGGTGAGACAGTGCTAGTCGCGGATTGATTATCA